CTCATTACTGTAAGAAAAATTAATATAAGGTAAAGAATCGTTAGTGAACGCATGAGCACCATCCTCGTAACTGTCGTTAGTAATATCATGAATGCGAACATAGTATTCTCCAAATTCAACAATATATCCGCTATAAGGTGGAGAGTATAAAATACATTTTTTTGGTTGTTTATCAGTTGGGACAATCGTATGAGTTCCGGTTCCATTATCAGTAAAAGTTTGCTCAAGTCCGATTAAGGCATCGTTTAAAGAAAAAGCTAATTTTAGAGTGTTCCCACTGTCTTCAATTACATAATAAGTTTGTGCAAGATTTAAACCTGCAGGGAGAGTACCTGTGGTCGTTAAAGTAACAGCAAGTCCAGTGACGTAGTTATGGTTTATTGATGTATCAAGAGTTTCACTAGTGTGATCTGCAGTAAAAGTTAGATCTGTAAGGGTCACACTTCGCTTAGATGAGTCGTAATATTTAGAGCCTGGCTTTGATACTATTTTTCCAGTCTTACCAATAAAAGCGTTTCTAAGAGTTTTTAGACCTGTTTTATATTTCTCAAGAGTTGTTCTCTCGTGAAGTTCAGGAGCTAATTCACCTGCACCAAAAGCAGCTTGTATTGCGTAAGCCATTATGACGTCCTTGCTTCTACAAACTCCGAATCAATTGCTAAGTCTTCAAAAGTATCACTTTCCATTCTATCGTGTTTCTGAGCTTGTATTTTAAATAAACCGTAATCTGCCATAACAGATTTTTTAATATTTAAAGCACCTTTACCAACAATAAGTGATGATGATAGGAAAGCTAACCAATAAGCAAGAGCTAATAATGCGCTCGGATTTAAAGAGTTTAAGTTTAAATCTGTGTGAATGTATTCAGCTTTAGCGTTAGGTTCATCAGTGTAAATTACCTTCACACCGTTTAAAGTTCCTGTAGCTTTAGGGATACTGGTAGTTCGATTATCTTTTCTGAACCCAGAAACAATCCTTCTTAAGAATGCACATTTTGTAGGATATTTATAAGCGTACAACCATTCATCATTGGGATTTTCTTCAATTAATTCTAAAGCTTCTCTTTCAGAAGTGGAATCAAGATCTAAGTCTTGGAGAACTTGAGATAAAGCTGTAGGGAAATGTAAGTTTAAAACTTTACATTGTTTTGATTTGTCTGACTCAGGATCAGCAATTTGATAATCAAGGAGTAATGCTCCTAATGCCAAATTATAAATTTGAACTTTGGTATACATTACTCCTCCAATAAATTAGATTTTTTTCATCCAATTTGCAGAGAACTCTTTCTCATTTTTGATGAAAAATTTAGCACCAGGATTTTTACGACTGTTATCGTACCAACCTTTTTCGATAGCCTCTACTGCAATTTGTTTAGAAGCTTTCGCTTCAACTTCAACAGCTTTTGCTTTAGGAGCTGCTGGTACAGCTCCCGGTTTTGGAATAATATCACTAGCCACAAGAACCTCCTATTAGTTGTTATCAGCGTGAACAGCTTTAGGAAATGACTTGTACTTATCGATTTCGTCTTGAGGGACAATCCAAGCATTAGCAGTTACCGTAGTTGTTCCACCTGAAATAGTGTCTCTAATTCCAAGATAACGTTTAGTTTTTACACCTTGAGGAACCGGAATCTCATGTCTTGAACCAACAGTCAAAGCCGCTGCCAAAACAGAGATAGAACCTAATACCTCTACGTTACTTGTTAAAGCTGCATCATCCGCTTGGATAACCGCTAAAACGTGAGTCGAACCTGCACCAGCCGCAACTGTAGGAACGAAAAGTCCTGCAATTCTACGTCCGATTGTAGGATCTGCACTTGCTGACAAAGTGTCGATTGAGTCTTCACTTACTGCTGTTGCAGTGAAAGCTTGGGTACTACACACTTCGTTTAATACGTCAAAATTCATATTAACCCCTTGTTAAAAAATTAAAATAAAAAACCAAATAAATCGTTATTACAAGGGGAGTTCTCACTCCCCATTTATCATTAAGAAACAGTAGCTTCAGTGTTTAATAGAGCATCAGTTATTACAACTTGACGACCTAAGAACATCATCACTTGTTGACCTTGATAATTTTCAAAAGTCAAACCACCACCTGCTCCAACTTTATCAATAGCTTGCTCATGCAAGAATGAAGCAATAGTTGAGTTCATGTAAACATATCCTTTTCCAGTTCTTACTGCAGCAGGAATTCTGTAATGTGCTCTTGTCATTAATTTTAACAAGTTAGCAGCAGAAGTTCCACCATCTTTAAGATCAGAAATATCAATGTTACAAATTCTCGCACCAGCTCTGTAATCTTTAATTACTAGACCGTGGTCAATTTCAAATCCTTCTTCATAACCCCAGAAAGTTCCAGTCGCACCATTTTCATCAGTTCCAATGATTTGAACTAGACCTTTGTCTTCACGTTTCAAACCAGCTTGAGTTCCTGCAGGATAAATCCCGAAAATTGTGTTCTCACCCCAATCAACAAAAAGGATTGATGTGTTGTCAGAACCAGAACCACTAGCTGAAATTACTTGTTTAGAAGTAGGTTCAGAAGCACTCAATGTTGAGTACACATCCATGAAACCTGCAACTTTACGAGCATCATCACTTGGTGAACCGTAGATCATTAAATCAGCGTGTTCAATTGCCATCGCTTGAATATGACCTTGAGCTTGATTCCAACGATTAAAGTTAACTCTGTCTTGACCACCGCGAGAAGCAACTGCTTTATCCATTTGAGATTTAGACTCAAAGTGAGCAGATGAGAAAGTTCTCTCTTCAATTAAAGATTTTGAAGCGGGAATAGGTTGATTCGCTTTACGATAATAAACTGTTGGTAAATTAGATCGTAAAGATTCTTTATGGATTGTTCCTTCATTCATTTCCATATAAGGAATATGTTGAAGGATTGGGTTTGATTGCATTAGAACTTCAGCAACCTTTCCAATTTGTTTATCTTTACTTTTAGACACATCCAATAATGTTAAAAGTCCTGCGTTCAATGCTCCCATTTAAGCCTCCGTTAAAAATTAATTTGTTGTTCCATAATAATCATCTAAGAAACCATACTTACCAGTCGGCTTTGTCTCGGGAGCTCCTGGGTCCCCTTTTACCATTTTCTCAGTCTCATTGAGTTTCTTGGCAAGGGATAAGTAATCCTTCATAACTGTAGGATGAAGCACGCCACCTTTCTCGGTCAACATCTTTTTTACACCAGGCATGAAATCTGTGATAAATTTATTGACTGCCTTGATATTCGCATCGAAATTGCCTCCACCAAAGTCTTTATCGGTCTTAAGTTCATTGTACCAATTGGACTTTAGTTTAGCTGTTTCTATTTCAACTTGTTTATCGTAAGCAATTTTTGCTTGTTCTTGTGCTGCAATTTCATTTTTCTTAATTGCAACCATTTCATCACGAGCTTCTTTTGAAAGTTTGTGTTTTTCGAAATAATCACCAAATGCTTTTTTATCAGCTTCACTTAAGTTACCAAAGTCAGTGACGATCTTATTAGGGTCATCAACTGGTGGTGTTGCAGGTGGAGTCGGAGGAGGAGTATCATCTTTTGGTGGTTCAGTAGGTGTATTGTAACCAGCGTTTACTTCTGGTTCCTGTTTCGATGTCGCTGTTGCATCTGGTTGACCTTGAGTGGTCCCCTGGTTCTGTGTTGCTTGGGGTGGCGGTGGTGGTACTGCTGGTTTAATCGGATACCCGAAACTGTCGAATTGATTCCCTTGCGCTTGAGTCGTCGCAGGGTCCGGCGTAGTCGTCGTGCTTGGGGGTGGAACTTGAGCATTGGTTGTACCTCCTGCTCCTCCAGTATCCCCTGTATTTATTTGGTCGTATAGTATCCTAGACTTTTTTAGTAACATATTGTCTCTCCTGTGTGATTTTTTCGTTTTCGATATTTGCTAAAATTAATCCTGCAATTTTAGGATTTGCTTCTGAAACAATTCTAAATAAGGTTCGACCAGGTCTTAATGAACCTAATTTATCCATAGATCGGAA